AAATATTATACTTATATTTAAGAAAAAGAAAATATGTATACGCTAGAAAGGTATTTTGTAAACTTGCAAGGGAAACAGGGGCAACGTTTAAAGCAATAGGCAAAGAGATAGACAGCAAACACGACCTTGTATTATTCCACTGCAATACAATAGACGTTATAGAATATAAAGATAAAGACAAACACGACGAACTAATTGACGAGCTAGACTTAGTATTATGCAAACCTTTTGGTAATATAGAAAAAGCTAAAATAAAAAAAAGAATACAACTAACAACCAACAACGAAACACTAAAGCGTATTAAGAGCGTTACAGACATTATAAGCGAATGGGACATAGAAACACTACAAGAGTTTAAACAAACACGACTAGACCCCTTTAACGCATCATTAAAGACTAGAATAAAGCCTAAGACTATAAAGGAAGTAAAAGGAGCGTTATTAAATAACCGAGTTAAAAACCCTGTACTATGTTAGTAACAAACGAGGACAATATGGAATTAATGGCAAGGTATGAAGATAACCACTTTGACCTTGCTGTTGTTGACCCTCCTTATGGGATTGGAATAAGTGGACAAAAAGAACAAAAGAAAGGTAAAAAATCTGATAGAAAATATCATAAAGAAAAAGATTGGGATAATGCAATACCTAACAAAAATTATTTTAATGAATTACAAAGAGTTTCAAAAAACCAAATTATTTGGGGTGCAAATTATTTTGTTAAACATTTAAACAAAGGAACAAAAGGGTGGATTGTATGGGATAAAGGTCAGCACGGACTAACAATGTCAGACTGTGAATTAGCTTATAGTAGTTTTCAAATACCTACAAGAGTATTTATTCAAAACAGAGTTATATTATTACAAGAGGGTGGAACAATACACCCTACACAGAAACCAGTTAAACTATACGAATGGCTTTTAATGAATTACGCAAAGGAAGGTGATAAGATATTAGACACACACTTAGGCAGTGGCTCAATAGCTTTAGCGTGTCATAACTTAGGATATGATTTAACAGCTTGTGAACTAGATAAAGAGTATTACGATGCAGCTATAAAAAGAATAGAGCAACACAAAGCACAAATAAGAATGTTCTAAAAAAAAGTAATTCTGTTTATATATTAATAGGTTCAGTTAACTAATTAAATACTGATTATGGATAAGAGAGTAAACAACAAAGGCACAAAAGGAAATAAAGGTGGCAGACCACCAAAGGCAGATGAGATAAAACTAATAGAACGCTTAGATGCTATAATAGACAAAGACGAAGCACTAGGTAAACTAGGGGAACTAGTGTCTAAAGGCGATATGAGAGCCGTACAGCTATATTTAAGCTATCGTTATGGCAAACCTAAGGAAAGTGTAGACATTAACTCTAGTGAAGGCTTAAACATCAATTTTAGAGATTTAATAAAGTTCGTTGATTAAAGTAAAGAAAAAATATATGCCTATTGTTGAAAGCGACAGTAGGTATTTTATAGTGAGTGGTGGGCGTGGTTCTGGAAAGTCTTTTTCAATAAACGCCCTTTTGGTGATGCTTACATACGAACAAGGTCACACGATACTGTTTACACGTTATACGCTAACCTCTGCTTACATCTCAATCATTCCAGAATTTATAGACAAGCTAGAACAGTTCGGTTCAATAGCAGACTTCCACATAACCAAAGATGAGATACTAAATAAAAAGACTGGCAGTAAAATAATATTCAGAGGGATTAAAACCTCAAGCGGTGACCAGACAGCAAACCTTAAATCTTTACAAGGTATTACTACGTGGGTTGTGGATGAAGCCGAAGAACTAGTAGACGAGCAAAAGTTTGATACTATTGATTTATCAGTAAGACAGAAAGGTAATCAAAACAGGGTTATACTAATATTAAACCCAACTACAAAAGAGCATTTTATATATAGACGTTTCTTTGAGGATAGAGGCGTTCAAGAGGGCAGCAATACAACTAAAGAAAATACAACTTACATTCACACTACTTATCAAGATAACATAAAGAACTTATCTAAAAGCTATATAGACCAAATAGAGCAGATGAAGGTAAGACGCCCAGATAAATACAAACAGCAAATGTTAGGCTCGTGGTTAAACAAAGCGGAAGGGGTTATATTTAATAATTGGAGTGTAGGTGAGTTTAGAAAAACAAGTGTAAGCGTATGGGGTCAAGATTATGGTTTTGCAGCAGACCCTAGCACATTAGTTGAAGTTAATATCGATAGTTCTAACAAGCGTATTTATTTAAAGGAATGTTTCTACTTACAAAGACTAACAACGTCACAAATAGCACAACTTAATTTAAAACACGCTAGAGAGGGTTTAATAGTTGGAGATAGTGCAGAGCCTAGATTACTAAGCGAAATAAAAGCAAAGGGGTGTAACGTACGACCAAGTATAAAAGGTCAAGGGAGTATTACCTATGGTATTAGCTTATTACAGGACTATGATATTATAGTAAGTCCAGATAGCACTAACTTAATTAAGGAGCTAAACAACTATCGTTGGCTAGAACGTAAGAGTAATACGCCAATAGATAAATATAATCATTTAATAGATGCGGTTCGTTATGCAGTAGGATACCAACTACAAAACCCAAACAGAGGTAAATATACAGTGTCTTAAAACTGCACTACATATGAGTTGTTTTTTGTATCTTATAGTCACTAAAATAAATTAAAAAAGTTTATATATTAATATGGAAGTAAAGTTAAGCATACCAACAACACTAAATGAAATAACTCTAGGACAGTATCAGGAGTTTTCAAAATTAGATATTACAAAGGAATCAGAAGTGCAATCTAAGATGATTGAGATATTCTGTAAAGTTCCTGTTGAAGTTGTTCGCTCAATGAAAGCAAACGATATAAACGACATTTGTCTTATTATAAATAATATGTTTGACACAGAGCATCAGCTTATAAATAGGTTTCAAATGAATGGTAAAGACTACGGTTTTATACCAGACTTAGAAAATATTAGTTTTGGTGAGTATGTGGACTTAGATACCTTTATGGGTGATAACGATAACTTGCATAGGGCTATGAATGTTTTATACAGACCTATTGACTTAAAGAAAAACACAAGGTACACTTTAAAAGAATATGACCCAGACACAAACGAAGAAGCTAAGACCTATCCTTTAGATGCGTGTTTTGGTGCTATGGTTTTTTTTTACGATTTAGGGAAGGACTTATCGACAGTTATCCTGAACTCTTCGAGCAAACAGAACGAGGCGAGCTTAGTGCAATTTCTGGCTTCACAACCAAATGGGGCTGGTACAATTCAATCTATGCAATCGCTGACGGAGATATTACAAGGTTTGAAGATATCACTAAATTAAACGTTCACGAGTGTTTGACGTATTTAACATATACAAAAGAAAAAAACGAAATAGAAGCAAGGAATATTAAAAGCAAATTCAAATGAGCCAAACAGGAATAAGAGGTTACTACTTATTGACCCAAACTATTAAAGACGCATTACTAGGCGATATAAATGTAAACACTGTCACAGAGGGTGATTTATTTGATGTTGATTTGTCTAAGCAAACTATATTTCCTTTATCGCATTTAATTGTTAATACTGTTACAGCACAAGAAAGCGTTTTAAGGTTTAACATTTCTATCCTTGCAATGGATATAGTGGACGAGAGCAAAGAACCAACTTCAGATATATTTATAGGGAACAATAATGAGCAAGATGTTTTAAATACACAACTAGCAGTATTAAATAAGTTAGTACAAGTTTTAAGGCGTGGTGATTTATACAACGACAAATATCAATTAGATGGTGACGCAAACTGTGAGCCGTTTGTTGATAGGTTCGAAAATAAAGTAGCTGGGTGGACTGCAACGTTTGATATATTGGTAAACAACGACATTGAGATATGTTAGCAGACAAAGCCCTACAAGAAGAACTAAACAAGTTTGCGAAGTACGTTATACAACAAAGCCGAAGCAATCTATCTAAAAGCGATAAGAACGACACTAAGGGACTTTATAACAGTTTAGGTTATAATGTAGAGCTAACAGCTAAAGGAGCTGAGCTGGGTTTTGAAATGGAACAATACGGAGAGTTTCAAGACAAAGGGGTTCGTGGTAAGTCATCAAGTGCAAAAGCACCCAACAGTCCATTTAGGTTTGGAACTGGCACAGGGAAAAAAGGTGGTTTAACCGAAGCAATGCAAAGCTATGTTAAAAGACGTAGAATACAATTTAAAGACAGAAAGACAGGGCGGTTTTTAAGCTACCAAAGTACAGCGTTTTTAATTGCTAGAAGTATATATCAAAAAGGAATTAAACCTAGTTTGTTTTTTACCAAGCCATTTGTGGCTGCATTTAAAAGGCTTCCAGATGAATTAATAAAAGCCTATTCAATAGGACTAGAAAAAGATTTAATAAAATTAACAGAACGATAAGATGGCAAAAATTAATGCAAGAAGTCCTTACTATGTGTATTTAAACGAAACGCTTTTAACATTTGCGACATTAAAAGTTTGGATATATACAGGAACGCAAGGAAGCAGACCAACTCTTGAAACCTACAACTTAAGCGCCTTAGCGGTTAATAACACTATTAACTTTGAGATTGCAGAACTTGTTAGAGATTATATAACTTATAATGCTGATGACTACGAAACAGAAATTGTCTGGGTTGATTATGAAATTACAAAGACAGTTGCTGGAGCTGCAACTACGCTACCTATCGTGCTTAATAAAGGGTTTTATGGTTATGGTTATTTTGAGCAAGGAGTAAATCCACAAAATGATTCTGGTTTATTACAGTCTAATTTAACAATAGTAAAGCTAGATGATGCACCTGTTTATTTGCCTGTTGATACTAGCAAAGTATCCAACGTATATTTTTACTCAAATGGTGAGCAGCTATATGAAAAAAACTTTAGTGTAACAACTGGCTCAACTACCCAGATACAATATGTAACCAATACAATAAACCCAGCAGATGAGTTTGAAGAAAGGGTTTTAAATGATGGCGGTACTTTTGAAGGTAGCCTATGCTTAAATCAGTTCTTAGATAGTACGGCTTTGTTTCCTGTTGATACTATATACGTAAACTCAATAGATGGAAGCGTTGATTTAATCAAAGTAGATAATATTGAAGAGTGTAAATATGAGCCTTACAAATTAAGTTTTATAAACAAGTTTGGAGCTTTACAAGATATATGGTTTTTTAAACGAAGCAATAAACAACTATCAACTAAAGCAGAAGATTTCAAAAGAAATACACTTGTAGCGAATAGCTATGCAGTAGATAAGCATCAGACAAAAAACCTATATAAAATGGGTACTGAAAAAATGGACTTAAATACTGGCTTTTATCCAGAAGCATACAACGAAGTATTCAAACAAATGCAATTAAGCGAAGACTGTTGGATTGAAATTGATGGGAATGTTTTACCTGTTAATGTAACAGATTCTAGCTTCAGTTATAAAACTAGTCTTAACGACAAGCTAATTAACTACACTATAAAAATAGACTTTGCTTTTGACACTATAAACAACATAAGATAAATGCAGATAATTGACTTATATATTAGAGGTGGCAATAAATTTACTAGCGATGGTTACTTTCCATCATCGACTAGACTAGTAGATACTTCAACAGATTTCACAAATGGGAACTTTAGTGTAGGGCAAATCATAAAAGATATATCAACAGGAATTGAAGGAAAGATTACTGCAATAGCTCCAAGCGGAAACGATACTTTGGATATTGATGGCGGCATATTTTCTGGGACTAAAACATATCAAATCTATGACGACTTTACAAAGCTAGAATTATTTAATGACGAGAGCGTTTCAATTACTGACACGATTCAGAATGTAAAAGACCCAGCTAAGATATTTGCACCCTTTAGCCAACAGTTTAGCGTTCCAGCTTCTAAGCACAATAATAAGTTTTTCAAGCATTACTATGATGTGGACGTTAATAATAGTTTTGATGCTAGGTATCAAGGCGATGGACTTATTCAGCTAAATGGTGTTAATTACAAGTCTGGTAAGATGCGGCTTACTTCGGTTGATTTAAAAAACAATGTAGCTTATTCTTATAAATTAGTATTTACTGGTGAAACGGTTGAGTTTAAAGAACTACTAGCAGAAAATGAATTAAGCTCTTTAACATATCCAGATTCTTTAAATTTCGTTTTAACTAACGATTTTGTTAAAAGCAAGTTTATTGGTACTGCTGAAGGTGATGACTTAATATTCCCTCTTATAACTCACAGTAAAAATATGAGATATAAAAATGGAAAATTCAAAGACCACATTACAGATAATTGGATAAACTTCGCAGATTTAAAACCAGCTTTAAAAACTAAAGTTATTATTGATGCAATAGAAACAACTTATCCACAAATTAAGTTTAGTGAAGAGTTTTTTAACAGTCCAAACTTTAGAGAGTTATATATGTGGCTTCACAGAGAGGAAGGGTTTTTGTCAAATTCCATTGAAGGGGGTGGTGTTCAAAATATTTCTAATTTATTCTTTCAACCAGTAAACACAGGAAATAATTACGAACTTGTAAGCGGTGACGAGCTTAGAATCGCAAGACCTCGTTACCAAACTTCAGGTGTTTTTAATGGTTATGTAGTATATGAATTTTATTTAACAGTCACAACACTTGACCAAAATCAAAGTTATGACGTGCAAATAATAAGGGGGTCAAATAGTGCAACTTTATTTGAAGAAAGTGGAACAGGAGACCAAACATTTCGCTATGACTTTACACCTCAAACTTATGGTGAAATGCCTATCCTTTCAGTAATAAATATAAATGCTGAAAACACTGTTGGAATTTCGCAAAGCTTATTAGTCAAAGAAGTGTTTGACAATGGCTTTGGCGGGTTTATAACTCTTCGTCAATCTACTTATGAAAAAGACGCACCAGCATCAGAAAACACAATTACAATAAGTAGGCAAATGCCTAAGATGAAAATATTTGATTTTCTAAAGAACTTGTTTTTAATGTACAATTTAACTGCATATAAAGAAGATGGGGTTATTAATGTTTTACCTTTAGATGACTATTATAACGCTGGAGTATCTTATGACATTACAGAATATGTGGACACAAGCAAATCGTCTGTGTCAAAACTATTGCAGTTTAAGAATATGGTTTTTGATTTTAAAAGTAAAAAATCTTTCTTAGTTCAATATGCAGAAGAATTACAAGGCAATGTATTTGCACAAGAAAGTTACGGCGATGATGAATGGGACGGTAGCGACTATAAGATAGAGCTTGATTTTGAGAAAATGATGTACGAACGTTTGAGCGATGAAAGTGATGGAACACTTACAACAATTGGACAGGGTGCAATGTTAGATAAGAAATTTGAACCAACGATAGGAAAGCCTTTATTATTTTATGCAGCTTCAACATCAACATCAACTACAAGTTTATTATGGGATAACTTAAACAATACGCTTAGTGGAATAGGTAGCTATTTAAGACCTTCTAATTCTATATCAAATACAACAACAGGGTTTTTAACAGAAACTTTAAATTTTGGCGTAGAGATTGACGAATACACTTTAGGTTCTGGGACTGCCGCACAACTTAATCAATCAAATGATTTATTTACTAAGTATTACAGAAATTATGTGGCTAATTTATTTGCTAGAAATTCAAGAAAAACAAAAGTTTCAGCTTATTTACCTTTAAATATAATTTTAAAATATAACTTAAACGACATCTTTATTATTGATAAAACAGAATACAGAATAAACAGTGTAAAAACAAACCTATTAACGAACAAGAGTGACTTGGAATTGTATAACCTTAAAGCAGATACTAGACAACAGATTAACGGACAAATAGGGAGCTTTGGAAGAGTACAAGGTTTGCAAGTGACTAGTCAAGGGGGTACAAGTATTGGATTGCAATGGGGAGCTATTACAGATACTAATTTTGATAGGTACGATATTTATTTAAACAATGAATTTTTAAGCTCAGAAACTGGAACGAGCAAAACAATTACGGCTTTAGAAAATAAAACAACTTACAAAATTTCTTTAAGAGCTGTTTATACTGTTGGCTCAAACGAAGGTTCGTCTTTTGATTCTGATATATTTATAAATTCAAACTAAATAAAATGATTAAATTAATAATAGAGAGTTTAAAATACGCTAACGGAGAAACCGAAAATCTGCGAATAGCACAAGGCAAATATAAACTACCTACAACAATTAAAGAGGGTTACAAAACTTTAAAACAAGAGTTACAATGGCAAAAATAGAAAAAACAGTTGAAATAAAAGTTGATAGTAAAGAAGCTGTTAAGGAAATTAAAGGTTTAGAAAAAAGTATTGATGGTGTAAGCGAATCTTTAAAAGAAACATCCACCAATAGTGATGCCATTGGGAACGTTGGGGATGGTGCTAAAAAATCATCTAAAGGTGTTGGACTATTAAGCAAAGGGTTTAAAGGGTTAGGGACGGCAATAAAAGCAACAGGTATAGGACTAGTTATAGGGCTTTTGGTTAAACTAGGCGATGTTTTTATGCAGAATCAAAAAGTTGCTGATGTATTCAACACAACCTTTGAAGCTGTAAGTATTGTATTTAACGACTTTGTTAATTTTATTGTTAATAATACAGGTGGGGTCATTAAGTTTTTTGATGCTATATTTAAAAACCCTTTAGAATCTTTAAAAAGTTTTGCTGAGGCATTCAAAGAAAACATACAGGAAAGATTTGATAGTTACTTAGATACTTTAGGCTACCTAGCTAGTGCCGTTAAAAAAGTATTTAGTGGCGATTTCGCTGGTGCTTTAGATGACGTTAAAAGTGCGGGAAAAGAAAGTTTAGATGTTTTAACGGGTGTTAATGATTCTTTTGATAAAGGCAAAGATTTTATAGAAAAAACAACGGAAGCAGTTAAAGGTTACGTTACCGAAACAGTGAATGCCGCAAAGGCAAATACAGAACTTGCTAAACAAGCCGAATTAGCAATGGTTTTAAATCAGGGTTTGATTGAAGATTTTGACAGACAAGCTGAATTGCTTAGGCAAACAAGAGATGACGAAAGTAAAAGTATTGACGAAAGAATTAAAGCGAATGACAAATTAGCAAAAGTTTTAGATGAACAAGAAAAAGCAATGTTATCAAATGCTGCTATTTCCGTTCAAAGAGCTAAAATTGAGTTAGATAAAAACAAAGAAAGTATTGAGCTACAAAAAGCATTTCAAGAAGCACTTAACGAACAAGCTGGAATTGAAGCTCAAATAACTGGTTTTAGAAGTGAACAACAAACAAATGCAAACGCATTATTAAGGGAACAAAAGGATATACAAAACGAATTAGCTTTAATAGGTAAAAGCGAAAGGGATATTCAAAGAACAGAATTATTACAGCAATACGATTTACAAAAAGAATTAATAGATAGGCAAGTAGCGGACGAAACAGAAAAAAACAATTTATTACTTGAAGCTAAAAGAGTTTATGACGAACAATTATTAGAATTAAACGGTCAATTTGACGAGGAAGATTTAACAGCTCAAACAGAAAAACAAGCAGCAGAAGAAACGTTAAGGCAAAAAACAAGAGATGAGTTGTTAGCTGAAAAAGAAGCAAAGGCAGAAATACAGTTGGCAACTATTGGGGTTGCAGAAAAAGGTATCGCTATTGGTAAACAATTAGCTGGTAAAAATAAAGCTGTTCAAAAAGCTCTTTTAATAGCTGAAAATGCTGCTGGTATAGCTAAAATATTAGTAAATACAGGCGTTGCGAATGCCAAAGCGGTTGCAGCATCTCCAACAACTCTAGGGCAACCTTGGGTTGCAATTAACTCAATAAGTGCTGGTTTAGGTATAGCTGGAAGTATAGCCGCAACAGCTAAAGGTTTAAGTGCTTTAGGTGGTGGAAGTGCTGGAAGTAAACCAAATATGACTTCTGGTGGTTCTGGCGGTACAGCTCCAACTCCCCCAAGTTTCAACGTAGTAGGTGCAAGCGAAACAAGTGCTTTAGGTGATGCGGTTGCAAGTCAAACAAACGAACCTGTTCAAGCCTATGTAGTTTCAAACGATGTAACAACAGCGCAGAGTTTAGAAAACAATATAGTTGAAGGAGCTACAATATAAAAAACAAAAATAAATAAATTTAATTATATATTATTATGAGAATAGTCGAATTAATATTAGACGAAGAAAGTGAATTAGGGATAGAAGCTATAAGCGTAGTTGAAAACCCAGCTATTGAAGAAGATTTTGTTGCTTTAAAAAGCCAAGAATTTAAACTTGCAGAAATTGACGGAGAACGTAAAATATTAATGGGTGCTTTATTAATACCAAACAAGCCAATTTATAGACGTAACGGAGAAGATGAGTATTATATATATTTCTCAAAAGATACTGTCTTAAAAGCGTCCCAAATGTATTTAATGAATAGTAAACAAAACAACTCAACACTAGAACACCAATACGAGTTGGAAGGGTTAAGTTTGGTAGAAAGTTGGATAGTTGAAGATAAGATACACGACAAGAGCGTAAAGTACGGAATGGATTTACCTTTAGGTTCTTGGGTTGGTAGTGTTAAAGTAAACAACGACCAAATTTGGAACGAGTTCGTAAAGACTGGCAAAGTAAAAGGGTTTAGTATTGAGGGATATTTCGCGGATAAAATGGAACGTCCAAATGACAAAACAATAAAAGACGAGTTAGCAGCTATTGAGGAAGCCGAAGCTGAATACTTACTTAGTCAAGTTAAAGCTATTATTAAAAACGATAAGCGTGTAAAGGGCGGTAAGAAAATGGTTTTAGAAAGCTATTCAGATTATCCTAGTTCTGTGAGTAACAACGCTAAAAGAGGTTTAAAACTTAACGAAGCTGTAAATAATAAATGCGCTACACAAGTAGGTAAAGTAAGAGCACAGCAATTAGCACAAGGTAAACCAATAAGCAAAGAAACTATAAAAAGAATGTTTTCTTATTTGTCAAGAGCAGAAGCGTATTACAAGCCAGAAGATACCGAAGCCTGTGGGACTATCTCTTATTTATTATGGGGTGGTAAATCAGCTAAAACGTGGGCAGAAGCTAAACTTAAACAAATAGAAAATGATTAAGTGGTCAAAGTATTTTACGCCAAGTAAAACAAGTCCTAGAAACGGTCGTAGGGGTTGTTTATGCAGAGATAGAGATGCTTATTCAATTGATTGTTGTAATGGTGATATTATAGCACAGGGTATTGGTAGAATTACAGGTTTAGAAACAACACCACCAGTAGGAAGTTATGGGTATAAAATTCAGCGATGTGGACATAGCCAGCAAAAACACGTTTGGGGAGGTCAAGAATTAACAGTAGGTAATGTTTACTATTTTGATTTAGTACACGAGGGGCACAGTGGTTGCTATACTGTTTTACAAGCAGATGAACAAACAAGCGGCTTTGAATGGGAAAGTGTAACAGCTTATAGTGACTGTTCAGAATGTGAAAATGCAAATTAAATTAATCTAAATTATATATAAGTATGAAATCAAACAAAGTGATTGAACAAATCAAAAATGTTTTAAACCTTAACGAGGAAGTTAAGCTAGAAACAGCAAACCTAGACAACGGGACAGTCATTGAGGCTGATGCGTTTGAAAGTGGAAACGAAGTTTTTATCGTTACAGAAGATGAGAAAGTAGCTTTACCTATTGGTGAGTACGCATTGGAAGATGGTAAAATATTAGTAGTAGCAGAAGAAGGCTTAATTGCTGAAATCAAAGATGCTGAAGCTGAAGAAGAAACCGAAGAAGAAATTGAAGAAGTTGAAGCAGCGGAAGAAGAAGAATCTTTAGGGTATGCTACTAAAGAAGAACTAGCAGAGGTTAAAGATATGATTGAAGAAATCAAAGCAATGCTAGAACCAAAAGAAGATTTAAGCGAAGAAGTAGGAAACCTTTTAACAGAGGAATTATCTAAGCACGAATTAAGTGAAGTTCCTGTTGAAGTACAAGCTGAATTAAACGAGCCAAGTGCTGAGCCAATCGTATCAAATCCAGAAGGAAACAAAACCATCTCTAAATTTAGTGTTTCTAAAAACAGAAAAAGTACTACTATTGATAGAGTAATGTCAAGACTAAATAATTAATAACAACTAAAAACTAAATAAAATGAGTGTATCATTAACAACAACTTATGCTGGAGAATTTAGTGGCAAGTATATCGCTGCTGCTTTACTATCTGCTGACACTTTGGATAAAGGTAACATTACCATTATGCCAAACGTAAAATTTAAATCTGTAATTCAGAAAGCATCAACAGATGACATCGTAAAAGATGCATCTTGTGACTTCCAAACAGGACAGGGAACGCTAACTTTAACAGAAGCTATCCTACAACCAGAAGAATTTCAAGTAAACCTTGACATTTGTAAAAAAGACCTTCACGATTCTTGGGAAGCTGAACAAATGGGATACAGTGCTTTCGATAACTTAGCACCAAACTTCGCTGATTTCGTACTAGCCCACGTTGCTTCTAAAGTAGCTGACAGAACGGAAAAAAATATTTGGTCTGGTTCAACAGGAACTAGCGGACAGTTTGACGGATTCGCAACTTTATTAGCTGCTGATGCTGCTTTACCAGCTGGGCAAGAGCTTACTGGTGCTGCTGTTACAAATCTAAATGTACAAGAATTTTTAGGGGACGTAGTAGACGCAATTCCAACGGCTGTTTACGGTTCTGAAGATTTAATTATCTATGCAGCTTCTGACGTAATTAGAGCTTACACAAGAGCTTTAGGCGGATTCACTGCTTTAGGTGGTGGAGCTAACGGATACGAAAACAAAGGAAACAACCAAGTTCTAGGAAATTTATTCTTTGATGGGATTCCAGTAGTAGCTGCAAGAGGTGCTGCTTCAGGAACAATTATCGCTGCTGAAAAATCTAACTTATTCTTTGGAACAGGTCTATTAAATGACTTAAACGAAGTACGAGTAATTGATATGGCTCAAAATGACGGTTCACAAAATGTACGCGTCGTAATGAGATTTACAGCTGGTGTACAATATGCACAAGTAACTGACATCGTTTTAAGAACGACAGTATAATTAATTAACTAATCAAATTTAAAGGGGTGGGTTCTGCCTACCCTTTTTTATTTAAAAAAACTTTAAAAATATGGGATGTCTAATAACTAGCGGACGTAAAGTGCCTTGTAAATCAGCAGTAGGTGGGATTAAGACCATTTACTTCGCAGATTACGGAACTTTAGGAGATGCAACAATCGTAGCTGGCGAAATAACAGCGGTATCTGGAAGCCCTGTTTGGTTTCAGTTTGACGTAAAAGGTAACAGTTCAATGGAAACTGCTATCACTTCAAGCAGAGAAAACGGAACGACTTTCTACGATACTACATTAAATATGACTTTGACCTTTCAAGACAAAGCTACACAAGAAGAACTTAAATTAATCGCACACGCTCGCCCACACGTAGCGGTTGAAGATTATAACGGGAACTTCTTTTTAGTAGGTCTTGAAAATGGTGGCGATGTAAACGGGGGTACAATAGTAACGGGAGCTGGAATGGCTGACCTCACAGGATATACATTAACGGTGAATGCACAAGAAACAGCACCGCCTTTCTTTGTAACGCCTTTGGTTATCACTGCCGATGCTTCTGCGGTTCAAATTGACCCAACAGCGTAATTAGTACTTTTACTTATAAATAAGGGTTATCTTAACGGATAGCCCTTTTTTTATACCTACACAATACAAAATATTTGTTTTTTATTTATATATTAATATGAAGTTAATAGCCACAAGCGGAAATAAAACCTTTAAGATAATTCCAAGAGAATTTACGGTAGGGACATTGAGCCTAAAATTGACTAGTGAAAGTACAAATAAAACTATTACGGTTGATACTACTTCGGTTATTGATGGGAACTATATTTCTTTTAATGCTGTTTTCGGTGCTTTAACTGAAAGCGATTTTTATATTTTAGATGTTATTTATTCAAATAATATAATTTATAAGGATAAGATTTTTTGCACAGACCAAGCGATTAACCAAAGTAATGATGAATATTACAGCGTCAATAAAGACCAGTATATAAGTGAAGAAAGTTCGGATAACGAATTTATAATAATATAAATATGAACGATTTAAGAATAGTAAATTTAAGTACTTACACAACACCAGACATCGTAGAAAAATCAACTAAAGAGTGGGTTTCTTATGGTTCTGATAACAATTATTTTAAGTATTTAATTGACCGCTATAATGGTAGCCCAACAAATAACGCTATTATTAACGGAATTAGTGAAATGATTTACGGTCGTGGACTAGATGCATTAAACTCAAATAAAAAGCCAGAGCAGTACGCTAAAATGATTTCTTTGTTTCATAAAGATATGGTACGTAAATTATGCTATGACCTTAAATTAATGGGTCAATGTGCTATGCAAGTTATTTATAGCAAAGACCGTAAAACTATTGCAAGAGTTGAGCACATACCAGTTGAAAATTTAAGAGCTGAGAAATGTAACGAAAAAGGCGAAATAGAAGCGTACTATTATGCAGACGATTGGTCTAAGGTTAAAAA